AAGCAGGACAATTTCCGTCCCTTGTGCCACGACATTTGCAGGCTGTGGGTTAAGCGTACCGTAGCCAGATCCGAACCCGACCCGAACCCCAGACGTTCCCGCGCCGAGGTACGGAACCCCAGAGCCGATCACAGATGACCAAAGCATTAGGCGAGAGTCCCGCCGTAAGCGCCGTAAAGCGTTGAGCCGACCTTGTAGACCAGAACCGCGTCAATGGTGGTCAGGGTAGGCTCTGCGCCGCCGTGCCATGTCATTGCGGGCCATGTGACCGTGTATGTAGCCCCGCCGCTGATGTGCAGCAGGATCTGGTCCCCATCGGCAAGGCTGTCTGTAAATGTGGTGTTAGCGGCAAGTGTTCGTGTCTGGATATTCCCGTCATCAGGGTCAAGCGCGTCTGTCGCCATGGCTGCGGATTTCAGGCGGACGCATTGGACCTGATCCGTACCGTCCAGCAGGTCGTCAAGCTCATCAAAGTTTGCGTTCAGCAATGCGCCCCAAGTGTTATCTTCGGTGCCTGCTGTTGGTGTTGCAAAGCCATATGTCGTGGTTGTTGTCGCCATTATGCGCTACCTCGTCAGTATTGCGCGGCCAGCTCGGCCACACCGTCAGGAACGGCAGGCCAAGATGCATCTGCCGTGATTTCCGCTTCATGGTCGTAGGCAAGCGGAACGCAGTTTTCCCGCATGTTTTCCACCCATTGCAAACCCTTGCGATAAATCAGGATTTCGCCCGGCGTGAACAGGCCGGCGCCTGCCGCCGCTGCAAGGTTGATCTGCGCAATTTCATCTGCGACCGCGAAAATGCGGCGCTTGCACTCGGTCTTGACCTGCGCAACACGCTGCATCGTGATCTGTTCGGCTGTTGGTGGTGGCCCCCAGACGTCCTCGTCTGGAACCTCATGCACCGAACCGTCTGATTTACGAATTGTCGCCATTATGCACCGTCCGCCACGCCGTAGAGGTGGAACTCACCGCTATCGATATTTCCAATACTCATAAAGAGCCGAATGTCTGTGATTGCAGTGGCATCGCGGCGTGAACCTGTCCCCATAGATGAGGCAGGATAACTGCTGAGGAACTCATACCCGAAAGAGCCACGGAAATAGCTGCCGTGCGTTCCATCAGACGGGAAAATGTCGATCCAGCCGTAAAGGGCATCCAGCGCGGTGCTGTCCTTGATGCTTTTCACCATCAAGATACTTGTGCCAGTGTTGCCCGCGCCGCTCGAACTGCTTGCTTGATAAAAATAGGTGTAGTAGTAGTTAGCCGATCCGCTGTCGAAGGTTGACCCGCTGTCCGTTGATGTGCGGATGAGTAGATCACGGCCACTAGAGGATGGGATAAGGTCACGGATCATCAGGCGATACGCCGAATACCCACCCGTCAGGCTAATATCAATTGCGCTGTCTGCGCTTGCGGTCACTTTGCTGATAGGGACTAGACCGCCCCCGCCGCCTGCCGTTGCAAAGCCGATAGTTCCAGCGCCATCTGTTTTAAGCACCTGATCCGCCGTGCCATCAGAAGTTGGCAGGGTGAACGTGGTCACAAAAGATTGCAGGTTGGCATCGTATGCCAGAACATCTGTGCCGATGGCCAAGCCAAGGTTTGTACGGGCGGTTGAGGCATCACTTGCGCCTGTGCCGCCGTTGGCCACCGCCAAGTCAGTGCCAGACCAATTGCCGTTATTCACTGAGGTCAGGTAAGCCCCAAGGTCGCTGATCTGGCTTTCCGTGATGGTCAGCGCGGCCTCGTGCTGCGTTACATCAGCCTCGGTGACGGTGTATGTGGCCAGATCCGCAATCGCCTGCGCGGTGAACGTCACCACCTCGCCGTTGGCGTCATTCGTGGTGTTGGACACGTCAACGCCCAGAACACGATCCGTTGCCGCTGGCGTGGTTGCCGGAAACTCGGCTGTGTCGTTAATCTTCACGCCCATTACACATCAACCCATGTTTCAGCATTGGCCGAAGCCGCAGACCAAGGGGAAAGCAAGCCCCAAACCAGTTCATTGCCGCTTTCGTCCAGCAGGACGTTGCTGCTTTCGTCAAACATCTGGATTTCGCCGCCTGTGGCCAGATCACCCCATTGTTCGGCGTTGGCGTTGGTGTCAGTCCAAGTCACTTGGATGCCTCATTGAGCAAATGAGCGACCAAAAATAGGTTTAAATTCCCGTCGAATTGAAAATCTGCGGCGGCTTCGATTGTTGGATTCACGGTATAGCAAGCCCTCTGGCTTTCGTGCTTTTGCTGTTGGGATGCGTGGAGCGCCGCATAAACATCAGCAGCGGTGATTTGCCGTGCGGCGGGCAAGCCTTGCGGCGCTGGCGTTATGTGAACGGGATTAGAGATGCGCGTTTGGCTTGGGCGCATATCTTCGAACTGAGATTCGCGGTGCGCACATCTGCCATAAAACGCGCTGTCAGGCATTTCAAAACTATCCATTACTTGCGAACCCTCCGCCGTTTACCTGCGCCGCCGAACTTGCCAGCCTCGCCTTGCTTGTTGAATTGCGCCACTGCCTGAGCGTAGAGAGCGCCCCACGTTGCAATTCTGGCGTCCTCCACGAGATATGGCGCAGAATGCACCAGAGCGCCGTAGAGATACACGTCAGGCGCGTTTGCCAGCACCCAGTTGCTTGTGTTGCTGTCGCTCAGGGCCGGAACCTTGGCGCGGTAGTAAAGCGTTGCCGTCACCGCCGATGATGGCGTGGGCAGAAATTCAAACTCATCACCTACAAGGGCGTAGAAACATGGCGTTCCTGTGTTGTCGTCACGCGCATTGCGCCGATCATGCATGTCCTGAACGCTGATAGGCTGCATTGGTGCGTCCGTTGTCCCGACTTGAAACCGGATGGGCGATACAAAGTCATCAGGCACCGCCGAAAACCGCGCATCAATAGACGCTGTTGCCCGCTTTTCCATCCGCCAATGCGTCAGGTCGCGCTGCATGGACGCCTCTGCCAGCGTGATAAAGTCCGCCGCCGCTGTCGCAGCAAGATCATCACGATTGAGAAACGTGTCAATCGCGGTCTTTAGTTCTGCGTAGGTTGTGAGTGCCATTACAGCCCCTTAATTCCGCGCTTTGGCGATGACCATTTGCGGGCGTTACTCTTTGGCCTATCGATTACATCAACCGCCATCTGCCCGAATGCATCCGCTGAGTGGCTTGACCAGTCATGCTCCGGCCCAAGCCCCATATCGCGCTTTTCGTCTTGCTTTTCGTGATACCAGCCAAGCGCCTCGCGCCCGCCTTTTGTCTTTTCGCGGTCAAACACAATGCGGGGGAAAACCCTGCGCACCGCTGCGACCCGCTGCATTGCGGCCCCGTTGCCGATGTTCCGGCAGACCTCAACCTGAAAGCCTGCGTCCTTGAGAAAGGATTCAGGCGTCACCTTGTGAACCATGTCATGCTTGCGCCCATCGTGAGGCAGCATCATCGCGGCCTTGCTGTGGCCATTGCTGTGAAGCCAGCCGACATGTTCACCAAACTCCTGCCCCACAGCCTCATAGTGATCAATCACGCGGATCTGTTCGCCAGCGAATTGCACAATCCAGATGGCTGTTGCATCCGACTTGCCGCTGGTTCCGCCAATATCCCAATATGCGTATTTGCGCAGAAGCGGATCAGCGCTGATAACGTCAATCCGGCCCTCACGTTCTGCAAGGTTGAGCGCATCGGAGTAGTAAGCGCCCGCATAGACCTTGGCGTAACCACCCTCCCAGATGTGATCGTATTGCTCAGGATCGTTCTTGAGCGCGTCTTGGCGCTCCTGCTCAAGCACCTTGGGGAACCAAGGATTGTCTGACCAGTTGGCCTGCACCACCGTAGCGTCCTTTGGCGGGTTGCCCCGCAGGAATTTATCAATCGCATCCTTTGCGTGTCGTGGGTTCCAGCCAAACCAAAGTTCCGATGCAAGGCCGCGCTGCGCATCTTCCCAACGCACAGTCGGGCGCAGAAGCCGCATCGAATGGCTTGAGATTGTCTGAGCCTCTTCACCCCATGCGCGGTGAAAGCCCTCATATGATTTAACGCTGTCTGCCGTGTGGTCCTGCATCCCCGTGAATGCAATCACACCGTCACCCGGCGTTTGTATGCGGTCGGTGAAAACCTTGAAACCTTGCTCTTCACCCAAGCCGAATTTGTGCAGCTTGCTTTCGAGCAGGAACTTGGCGGATTCCTTTAGTGACTTCTGGACCTCGCGAAAGCTGAGAAACCTTAGCCCCTCGCCCGCATCACCCGGCCAGCGTAAAGCGTCCTCAATTGCCAGTTCCGCAAAGAAGTGCGACTTGCCCGATCCTCGCCCACCATGTGCGCCCTTGTATCGTGCTGGATGCAGAAGCGGTTCAAAGACCGATGCTGTCTTAATCTGTAGGCTTGACAATCAGTCGCTCGATTTGCTCGACCTTGAGCGGGTTGGCCTCATCGCCCTTGAGGACAGTGGATGCCTGCGGTGTGCCGTGCGCCCTGTCTTCGCTGTCCTTGAACAGCTTGAGTGTTGCCGGGTCGATCAGCTCCAGAATGTCCAATTCGCCCGCTTCAACTTTTTCCTGCATAACGGATAATGCTTTAAGGCGCAGGGCAGCGGAGATTTCAGACGCTTTGTATTCGTTTTCACGTTGCTCTGACGTCTTGCCAGCGAGATTGATAGGGTTGCCGTTTTCTGCGCCGAACCGCGTTGATGGGGATGGGTTTGGGTTAGCCATCAGCTTCCAACCTAGATTCGATTTCAGCCAGCTCAATTTCGGTAGGGACCACAGCAGAGGATACCCTGATGCTGGACGCGCCTAGCGCCTTAAAAGGCTCAATGTCCCTAGCGGCGTGGGCCTTTTGGTCAAGATCAACCTCATCCATAAAGTAGAGTTCTGCGGTTACTAGAATTTTTCTCATTGGAACACCTTGCTCAGTCCCTTGCGGGGTGCTGGCCTTTGTGTTGAGTGAATTTGTCCCGCGCCCTAAATTCGCTGCTCGAAGTAACCCACAGGACTAGGTGCCAGCCACAGCGTTAACGCCTAAGCGCATAAAGGGCATTTACAGGGGTAGCGGGGTTCCCAGAAAGGAAGGCTGGCTCGAATTAAAAAAGGCGCAATCCTTTCGGACGCGCCCCTTGCGATAAATATGAAGATAGCGTTTAGCGTGACAAGGGTCAATAGCGCAGATGATCCGCCACACGATCCATTGACTGCGCGAACCGGGCAAGCCATCTGCGGCGCTCAGTGCGCGTCAGCGTTTGGGGCTTTCTGTTGTGCCAGCAGATATGCTCCACGATTTGCCGCTCCGACCTTAGAACCGCCTTCATGGCGCGGGCGAGACGTGACTGTGCGTCTACCTGGGCTGAGATAACGGCGTCTGGTTTTGGCGATGACTGCACCTGCTCTTTGAGCGGCCCGCCACTGGATAGGCTTTCTACCTTGCCATATGCGTTCTGGATTTCCTTTGCCGCCTGCACCTGCCTGAGCGTTAGGCTTGTGAGGGTGTCGATCACGTTGACCCTAACACGCTGCGCCATCCGGTTTGGGTTGCGCCCATCCTCGGTCAATACCTCACGCACCACGGTCCCCGCGTTTGCCGCTGGTGTTCCTGTGCCGTGATCCCCGTTCCATGGGGCGGGCTGAATGCTAACGTATTTTTTTGCCCTGATAGTTGTGCCGCGTTTCAGCTTCCGCTTTCGCTTGGTTGCCATGTGCCTGCCTTTGGGTTAATTTCGCCTCACCGCTGAAAAGAAATGCCACCCTGCCCCCACCGTGCCACCCACGGTGGGGTTCGTCGTTAAGCCCCTGCTTTTTTGATGACGCGCGATCCGACCGCCTTTTTGATAGCGTCCAGTTTTTGCTGCATCCCCTGAGCCTCACGCCGCGCAGCCACCAGCTTTTCAACGGCGGTCGATGCTTCCTTCGCAATTTCGTTCGAGGATTTTAGGAACGCATCAATATCGGTGGACAGTTTTTCAATGTCCTCATTGCCGCCATCCGGCCCAAAGAATTCTTCGCGGATTTGCGCAACCCACCCCGGCATGACCTTAAGAACGTCCGCGACTGTATCGTCAGTGTCGCCCCCAGTGTACCGCTCGGCGCTCACATCATAGGCCGTTTCAAGCATGTCCATGATTTCCCGCTTTTGCGCTCGTGTGGGAACGCGAGGCTGCTCAACTGCCTTTTCACTTACGGCCTTCATCGGCACTTCCTTTCGTTTAGCTGGCTGTTTGTTTATTGCGGTGCAAGTTGGGCAGTAGACTTTGGTTTTAAGAACGGACCAGCCTCCCGCCCGAATGTTCTTTCTGGCACTGCCCATATCTAGCAGTCTGCCCCCACCCTTGATGTACCCACCTTTGTACCCGCACGGGATGGTTTCCTGAAAATTGCACCCAATGGTGTCACAGACCGCCAAGGCCTTGTTCGCACCGTGGTTCTTAATTGGCTCAATCATTCGACCACCTATCCGCCCGTAGTTGTTCTGCCTGTTCTGGGGTCACACCTTGCTCCAAATCCGTGAATTACGCGGGCCTTCGCGGCGCACTTTGCCCTCCATGTGCATACGGGCCATGTTGCGGCGGATGGTTTCGTCTGACATTCCCACAAGCTTTGCGATTTGCGGGGAGGTCATGCGGCGCGTGAGTGCGGACAAGATCCTCTCTTCGGTGTCCTCGCGCCTGCATTGACCCACGTTGCCGTGCTGGGTGAACTTGGGGGATTCCTTGGCGTCCTCAGCCATCTTTGCCGCCAGCCATTCTTCTGCGCCTTGTGGCATGTCAGGCAGATCCGCAGGCTTTGCTGCCGCTGCTTGGCTTACCGCACGATCATGGCCGCGCTCTGTTCGGTGTGATAGGTTCATGCGTCTACCCCCTCTGGAAGTTCCTCAACCAGCTTGATGAGGTCTTGAAGGGCGCGGGGCTTGCGGATGCGGTAAGACATGCAGTCCGTCGGGAAAATCTTGCCATTTGACTTGGGCCACACCCAGTTTGGCGCAGCGAGTATGTTGGACTTGGTCATGCCGCCATGCCGTTCCCCGCTCCTGTAGATAAATTCCATTTTTAAGCCGGAAATTATGATCGACGGACACCCCTTGCCATCATGCTCAATCCATGGCCCCCATTGCTCACTCATTGTTCTGCTCCTTTGCTTGCTTGATTGGATAGTTTTGCGCCCAATATACCGCCAACCCAGAAAGAGCCTGCTGTGGTGTCTCTCCCGAAAAGCCACAGCTTGCGTGACCGTCCAATCTGACTGATGCTGTCCACCGGACAAACGGGTTGGTACGGGTCGGGCCAAAGCGCCGGATCGTTACAGTGAAGTCTTCTGCCTCTATCTGGCGGGGTTTCTCGCCCTGCCCTACTGGTGGGTTGTTCTCGCCGTAGTGGCCATATTCTGAGAAGGTCATGCCATGCCTCCCCACCCCTTTTTGACCGCAAGGGCCAGAAGTTCCGCCGTATCCATCGAATAGATTTGCGCCGCAGAAATTGAACGCTCATACTCGGACCGATCCACATGGGCCTTGAATGCCAGTGACCAGGATTTTTTTGTTTCGATATGTGGGGGATAACGATCTGGCGAGCGCCGCCGTACCTGTTCGCGACCTTCCAGCTTGGACAAAAACCGAAATGCTGCGTCCCGTGCAGGGTCGCTGCTAGGCATGACCGCACCAGATAACCCCGATCCAACCTGTGAACTCACAATGCCCTCTCCTATTGTCTCCACTGCGGACTGCGCGGCAACTGGCGCGGCCCCAATCATCGCCAAAAAGCCCCTGCGCTTAATCGCATTCATCGGCTGGCCCTCTGCTCAGAGGCGCGAATGCCGTGAATGACCGTGGTGTGATCGCGGCCAAAGATGCGCCCGATTGTCGAAACGTTTGCGCCCGTCTTGCGGCGCAGCATCGCCATGCAGTCCTGACGGGGCCATGCAACGGGGCGGGTGCGGTCAATTCTGCGGGGGCCGAAGATCATACCTGCTCCCCCCAATATGCCAGCGTTTTCTTGGCGTGGTGCGCCAGTGCCGGATAATCTCGCAACCAGCTACGCGCTGTGGGCAGAACCCTGTTTTCGAGCGTGTCCAGTTCGTCGCGGGTCAGTGCATTGCGATCACCGAGAACGGGCGGCGGGCCATCGAAGCTCATTTGTCACCTCCAAACCGCTTAGGCGTGTAGCCAGCTTCCTCGCAGATCCGTTGTGCTGTCTCTGGGTCGATCCGCTTTTTGACAGGTTCCGGCTCAGGCTGAGAATGAACAACCTGCGGGCGGGGCATTGCGGCGCGGGCCAAGGCGTAGATTGCGCCCGGTGTTGGCTTCTTGCGAGGCTCTGTCCGCTGGTATTGGATGCAGGCTTTCTGGATTGCGTCCTCTGGGATACCCTCCAAAACATCGGCCCAATCCTTCCCAAGCGCGGCGTTCAACTCAACCGGATCATCTTCCCGCCAGTAGTGGCTCAGAAGCGTGATAATCCGACCGCCGATCCATTCACGATGCTCCACGCGCTCCGCTGACAAATGACGTGACGCGCTGTTCTGATTTGTTGGCAGGTTGTCCATTGTGGCCTCCGGTGATTGCTGAGAATTTCGGTGTTGTGCTGAAATCATCTGTCCAACCGTGCTGGTTGAGCCATGTGGTGGGGTCTCTGGCGAAGCCGCGCTGCACGTCCGGGTCTCGGGCCATGCCCTCGACGCCGTTGGCGATGGCCCGCACCGTTGCCCCCGACTTGATCGCCTTGGCGTAAGCCTTCTGAGCATCAGCCCGTTTTTTCTTTCCGCCACGGTGCGGATAGGCGTCCCAGAAGTCCTGAAAATCCTGCTTAGAAAAACCAGATTGCACCAAGGGTACGTTAGTACCCTCCTTCTTTAACTCTGGCTTTGGTTCTGGCTGGCATGGCTGGGGCATATGCTTGGCGGATGCGTTCGCATCACTGCCCCCATTGTTTTTATTAGCTTTTCTGTCCCAACGCGACTGAGCAGCGGCCTTGGCTTTCGTTGACTTTTCTGTCGTTTGTTCGATGACTTTTGCGGCTTTTTCGTTGAAAAGGCCCTCTTTGGTCTCAATGATCTTGCCTTCTGATATGAGGTAATTCAGGGCCTTCACAAAGGAGGCTTTTGACTTTGATCCGCACACTCGGAACAGGCGATTATCGTCCCGCTCAATCGGTCCCGCCATCTCATACATGCGGGCAATCAGGGTGATGTAGACGCCCTTCTCTGCGTCCTC